TACCATCTGCATCTGAAGCGTGTCCATCAGCTTCAATTCTTACCCAATTTATTGGATTAGCAATTGTAGAAACTGGGTGGAACATTATCTTCATTAAGTATTCTGTTGGTTTACCTTTTACAGCTATTTTCTTCATCCAAAATCTATGATTTCCCATATTCTTTGCTAAAGTAAAAATATTCCTTGTGTTAGACAGCAAATCATCAAATAATTTTCTATTACCTAAATGATCAATATCATCTATTTCCACCCTAATAAATCCATTAACAGTTCCAAAGTCTTCATCACGAAATCCTCTATATTCTTGATCTCCAAAAGGTCTTCTTAGATTTGCTCTACATTTTGAATCATTGCTTGGAAACCTTAAAGCTTCTGGTCTATCATATCCACCCAATAGGTCACTAGAACTGAAGATATATATATCTTTGACTCTAACTGTAAATGATTTACCCCCATACTTTTTTGCATCATAATTATCTAACACTTTTTCTAGCGTTGGATAATTTGAATAATCAGAATTATCTTCAAAATTTTCTATTTCAGATAATCTTTTAGAATCGTATTCTTCATTAAAAATAGTTAGATTACTAACTAGGTCTGATTGTGTTGGGTGGTTTAGTTCTTTTCCATCAGATTGATGGATTTTATATGTATTTGTCATTTGTTTCTCCTAATTCAATACATTAGTTTTTTTATAAACAACTCTCAATGCGAATTGCTTACTTCTATTTATAACTATAATTTTATAGTTATTCTTGATTGTTATTATATAGTAACACACTTTTTAAGTAATGTCAATACATTTTAACATCTTTTTTGAGGTTTTTAATATATTTCTCAAAAAGTTTGGAGCGAAAGGACTGTATCGCACAGCCTTCTCTTGGTTGGAAACCAAGTGTAATACTTTTATACTACTTTCGCTCATCATTATTATATAGTAACACAGTTATTAGAGGATGTCAATACCTTTTAGTAACTTTGTTTAGGTTTTTTACAATAAGTTTCACGGCGTAAACATGAACTTGGTTGTACATTATTCATTAAGGTTAGACTCCTAACATGAGGTCTATTTTTCCAACCATACCAACCAGTTTCTTTTCCTTTATCATGTGGTGGTTTAGTACCAACTGATAAATACTGGTCTTGTGTAATGTCAATAATATTACCATCAACATCTTCACACCACCAATGACTTCCAGCAACATCACATGATGCTGACATTGTTTTTAGATTTGCATCTTTAAAGAAATAATATAAAGCTTGTGTAGCGTGATAACAATGGCCAAACATAGGATTGCCCATATTTTTCTCTCTGAATCTTGGTGGACATAAATTAATAGTTAAATTTTTGTGAATAAGTTTTGTTACCTTATCTAAATCTTTTGGGTAATCATACTGTTCATAGTCTAAAACTTTTGCAGCCCACTCTTTATATTCTTTTGGTTTAATTTTATAATACTTACTGTGTCTAACTTCACTAGTCATCTGATAATATCTATCTCTGCATTATTGTTCCAAGTTTCTAAATCTCGTCTTAATCTGCCATCGGCTTTAAGTGTTTCATATCTCTTAGAAGCTTTGTTCTTCCACCAAGCAACTACGCCATCAAAGCTGTATCTATCGTAGTTCTCTTTCTTTACAAGTGTATCTGTTTCAAAGTTAAGATACTCTTTCACATTGTCATATCCAAAGTCAGACATATAGGCTCTTTTCTTTTCAGTCAAACCTTTTGCATCATTAAATGTCTGAACAAACTTTGTGTATTCTTGTGGTTCACTATCTTTAAGAGAAGCTTTGATAATAGAAATCATCTTTGTTTGTGTCTTTAGTTTTCTACTAGAAGCCATAGGATCAACAAGTGGTTCACCATTACGTTCTTTGAACCAATCATTCAGTCTATGATAATTATCATCATTGATAAGTGGTGCAAAGTCTGATACTGTATTGCCTTTATAACGTAAGAATGGTTTCATGCCGTCATATTGTGATGATGATTTAGTAGAACCATAAAGTGATGTAGTTTCAAACATACAGAATGGCCCACCATACTTCTTATCTAGTGTATCTCTCGTTAAATGAGAACAACAGATTGAAGCCAATAGTTTACCACCAAGATAGTTAAAACCAAATGGTTGAGTTGGAACTATGATAAAACCCATAATAGTTGAATCGTTAAATCTTTTCATTGTTGCTTGATCGAGTGTGTTTAGTGGTTTACCTAAAAACATATTACGAGGTTTAGAGTTAATGGTAGGCGAACCAAGTCTAATAAAACCAGCGATTCTACCAGAGTTCTTTTCATAAACAACCCACTTGATAGATTTGCCTGGAACAGATACTTCTACTGCATGAGATGTTACAATCTCAAGATAGTTTACAAACATATGTGTTGGTACTTCTCTACACACAAACTCCATATCATTTGGGTGCATGTCAAAGTTATCAAACATATCATCTTCAGGCCCCATGCCTGGAAAAGATGTTGGATAGTTTGACATTCTTTCTAATTTTACACGGCGTAGATAGTCATCAATTCTGCCAAATCCTTGAAAGTAATCTGTAAAAATATTTGCAGCGTGTAATGCATCTTCTCTATTTAATATCATGTAATACCTATTTCTTTATTCTCTATATACTATAACAGAGTATTTCTGTTTTGTCAAGAGAAAAAATCCTCTAATGTTCCTTGTGTTCCATAGCTACGATCAACTAACCAATTTATCTTTGACAGTATGAAGTTGAGTGGTTCTACAAATGATTTCTCAAACTGTACATCATAGTCTACACTCTTATGTAAGTCTAGCTCTTTAGGTAACTTTGTCATAAATGATATTGCAGAACATTGATATAGATTTGGTTGTTTGAGATTGATAAATTTAATCTTGTCACCCTCTTGTATATAAGGATACTTGTTACCTAGTTTATTGCTCTTGACTAGATGATTATATAGGATTGCACCTTTACAATGTATAGGAGCTCCTTTCTTAAACATACCATTAGGGTCACTAAACTTTGATAATCCATTTACACTTCTTGGATATGCGATATCCTCTGGTGGTAGACTCATAAACTCCTCACGAAAATCTTGTATAAACGTATTGAGTTCTTTCTCTGTACCATTCATTATAATGTTAAGACCTTGTTTAATCTTTTCTCTACAAGGAGCTGGCGTTGAACTCTTTACTGCTTCGATACCCATAATCTTGAGTTGTGCTTCTTTATACTGAACACCCTCGTTATCCCACACATTAAGAATATATCGTTTCTTTGCAGTCCATATACCTTTGTCTGCAATCACTTCTCGTGACATCTCCATCTTTTGTTCACTAGAGTTTACATACTCATGCAGAGATTGATAACTTTTCTCAATGAATGGCTCAATCTTCTTTCGAGCAACGTCATCCAAGAATCTGATAATCTTTTGAGTTTCTTCTCCCTCATCAAACACTTTATTGACAAGTGAGTCAAAACAAACATATATCGAATCTGTATCACTCGCAAGAACATAATCATGTCCAGAGGTTTTGTGCAAATCATTAAGATACTTATTAACAGCACGCTCAATCCAACGAATAGATAACTGACCAGAAGTAGTAATTGCTTCAGCAACCAACAAATCATAATAACGAAAGTAGACATTCCCAAGAGCACCATAAGCACTATTGAGTGAAATTTTCTTAGCCATCTGGATATTATTGTATTTTGAAATATCTTTGAGTAGTTTAGAGTTTTTAGTATTTTCATATTCCTGCTTTGCCTGTAGTAAGAGTCTTTTGTATTTCACTCTATCATCATACATACTTTGCATCAACTCTGGTAGAAACCCCCTCTTGTCGGTTCTAAACAATGCACCATTGGGTGTTATAGTATGATGTTTCTTCAATTGTGTAGTATCAAACTTTTTGTCAAGTAATCTATCCACAGTCATCTTTGGTATCTTGTCTTGAGATACAAGAGTCTCTGGCGAGATGTTATACTGCATAATTAGATGTGGATACAATGAGTTCAAGTCAAAACTCATTACCCACTTGTGCATACCGACTTGTGGGTCTTTTACATATGCACCCTCAAACTTTTCTGGTTTTGATTTAGGTACTTTCTGTGGTATGACAATCTTCTTCTCACGCAGATAATTATAAATTAATATATCCCAATACTTAGTAGACCCAAGAACATCCATATAGTTGACCTTTGCATCATAAGCCATAGTCAG